TCTGACGGTCTGTACGACAAGTCAACTGCTCGACCAGTGGCGTGCACACTTAAATTTGTTGAGCCGCGCATATCGCGTATGCCCCAACTGCCGTTATTCCAAAACGCGCCTGCACCGTGTTTTATGGCTTGCCGTATCCATTCATCCATGCCGGCGCGTGGGCCTGCAGCTGCACCGTCACTGTTGCCTGTGTACGGGCGTGAGCCAATGACTTTAGGGTTAGCTGGTAGTACTGCCATCGGCAGGCTTTCGTTTTAGGCCGTTAGCGGCTACAAGTCCAGACAACGTGCCAGTCATAAAGATACTTAGCGTCTTTAATAAATCTATAAACGCTGCATCATTTGGTGATTGCTCTACAGGCTGTTCTACAAATCCAAGAAAGTAAACGAAGCCGATAACTGTGATAGCAAAAGTTAATGCAATTGTGCAGGCTACGAACACGATCATGCGTGCGTGCAAGTAGTCAATCTCGCTTCGATCTTTAGCCATTAGCTGCTTCACATCTGTCTGCCGTACGACACTTGACTACTAGCGCGCTGTTGCGTACTTTTTTGGGTGCGTTAGTGCGTTCGCTAGCGCAAGTTATCGGAATTAATGCAAGCAACAAACTAAGGCTCAATCGGCACAACCGGTGGCGGTATAAATTCGCCATATTCTCCCAAATTTGCATTGTAGGTATAACCTATGCCCGCGTAACACCCTCTGAAGTTTGCGTTGTAACTTGTTTGCAACCATTCGCCCTCAATACCTAGCGATGCAATAAATGCTTGGCCTACTGGCTCACTGTCTGGAAATGGCAAATTATCGCAATCATCGTTAGCAATAACAATTACTTGTATCACAATGTTTGATGCGTTTAACTCTGCAAAATTAGCCATAGTTACACCTTAAACCTTACAAAGATGACACCTGAGCCACCGTTGCCGCCTGTAGATACTGTTGGACTAGAACCGCCGCCGCCGCCACCACCTGCAAAAAAGTTTGCTGTTCCAGCAGTGCCAGAACCACCCGAAGCGCCAGCACGACCAGCACCACCACCACCTGACGCTGTGCCACCTGTAGTCGCTGCACCGCCACCGCCACCGCCACCACGATTACTTGAAGAACCACCAATAAAAGTATTTACTTCGACACCCGCGCCACCGTTGCCGCCTGTTGACGCTGAAGAGTTTTGACCTACAGCCGTAGCGCCACCACCACCACCACCGCTATCAGTACCAGCAGCACCGAAAAGTCCGTCACCACCAGCAAAACCACCAAAAGAAGAATTTAATACGGTTGCACCACCAGTAGTAGAATTACCTCTAGCACCACCACCACCGCAAGCCCCCGCAACACCCGGGCTACCTGCACCGCCACCGCCCGGGCAAATTAAAATTGTTCCGACAGTACTTACACCGCCACTAGTACCCAATGCACCGCTAGTAAGACCACCCGCGCCGCCGCTACCAACTGTTAAAGTTGGCGTGCTCACCGCTAAAAAGATTGTGCTTGACACAAAACCCCCACCGCCACCACCGCCACCGCCAATACCAGCTGCAAAAGTATTGCCAGCACCGCCACCGCCGCCGCCGCCTGAACACCAGACATCAAAAAAACCTGATTTTGTGACCGTCAAAGTGCCACTGCTAGTGAAAGATAACAGCGTGTAATTTACGCCGCTAACAGTAATGCTCGATGACGTGCCACCTGTGGCAACGCCGGCTGTCGCTGCCTGTTGGCTAAAAAAAGTTGCGGCGCTAGCACTTTGGAAAACTAGCGTGCCACCCCCATATTGCGCTAAAGCTAAAGATGAGGCCGTTGAAACTGTGCACGTGCCACTTGTAATAGTGGTTGTTCCGCTGCCAAGGTTAGAAATCCAGATTGTGTCGCCTTGAGAAAATATGCCTGTATTTACTGTGATCGTTGTGCTAGATGCGGATGTCATTTGTACTCGATAACCGACATCACCAACCACGAGTGTGGCACTAGCGGTCTTTGCCGATATTGGCAAAGTAGTAACAGCGTTTAATTGTGCAGCCGTCAAAATCGTGTTTGCTACAAACGGGAAAGGCGTAGTCATAGTTGCACTTTATCCTAACCGAGCGCGTTACTGGTAGATAGCACACCAAACGTAATGTCATCCAAAATAAACTGATCAAGAATGACGGTTGGTGATGTCCACAAGGTTATGCGGTGGCCTGTGTTCATGTCTATAACGTGGTCTATGCCCTCGACGCTTAAGTCTTGGTTGACGCTTAATGGTGTGCCGGATGCAAACGTCTTGGTAACTGACACGGTTTGACCAATTTCTATTGGTGCTAACGCTGTTTTTTGGGCATCGCTCAGGCTGGCAAAAGTTGTGGACACACTGGTAAAACGTGGGCGTGGGTTTGGATAAAGCAGGTAACTAGCCAGCGTTGCAGCTTGCGCGTCGCTGCTTAAAAGGCTGTCTGTGATTGCCTCAGTTTGCGTAAAGTACTCTGCAATTGACCCTGTGTCATTTGCGTTTTGTAGCGTGCCGCCAGACTCAATAGTGATGTTGGCATTGTTTATAACTGTCTGTTGGTCAAACTCTACAAGGATGCTGTCATACGGTGTGGCCGTGCCGGTGTCATCAAATGTGGCTGTGGCGGCTGCCAGTGTTGTGCCTATGCGCTCTTGAGCGGTCAGCGTGTTTTCTCGATCACAGAAAATGCGCCCCTGTTCAGCCTGCTGGATGCGGTTTATGTAGGCATTAACATTTGTGCCGCTAGCGATCGTGTAAGCCCCTAGCGTGGCTGTAGGGCTGGCAGTCAAAGATGTAGCGCCCGTGTAGGTTGCAGCGCTTAAAACGGCTGTAATGCGTGCTGACGAGGTTTGGCTGCTGGTCACGGTTTCGGGCAAAAACCCTTGTGAGAGCACATAAGTGTTGTCGGCTGCAGCAATGCTGTAAGTGGTCATTCCAGCCATGTTGTATGTCTGGTTAAACGTGGTCACTACGCCTGTAAACAGGTACTCGCCGTTGCGACTAAGCCTAATCGGGCGTAATGGCGCTAGACCCGGCTGATCTGTCAACGTATTGTAATAAACGCTAGATGTGTTTAACGGGTCATAATCACGGTTGCCTACTGGCACTCTGATTGAGACAGACATTGTGCCGGGCCCAAACACGTCTAACGGTTTGTGACGGCCTCGACTAATGGTGATTAGTTGTGCAACGTCTGTAATGTCGTTGTAATCTTCGCCGTCACCGTCAAGAACATCTGGGCCGTCAAGTGTTGATTGGTCTAAATAAAATGCTTCGCCGTCATAACCGCTAGACAGCTCTAAAAGGTATGTGCCGCCAGTAATTACAGTTGAGCCGGGCATGATTAGAGCGTTGCAAAATTGACTGGGCCGTAAACTTGCGTGTACTGGTTTATTGCGTCAACTACAGCTTTACCAATCTCTGCGCTTGTTTGTATGCCGCCGTTAACGCTTATGTTTATTTGACCCATGCCACCACCATTACGCAAACCGCCTAAAGGGTCACCTATTTGGCCTTGCGTGTCAAATGTTCTACCGCCACCGCTGTAACTTGGCCCTTGACTGCCACCGCCACCACCGCCAGCCATAGGTGCTGCAGGGCTAGGCATAGACGGCATAGAAACGCCCGGCATCGTACCACCGCTTTTGGGTGGGCTAGGTGGCGCAATAATACCGCTACCGCTGCTACTGCCACCGCCAATGTTGCCTAAATCAATTGTTGGCAACGATGGTATGTCAGTAAAAGGGTTAAGCAAATTCATGCCTCGAATAATCACGTTTATAGTGTTTATCCATGCGTTGGCAAAAATCTCAAAACCGCTAATTAAACCGTTAAGCACAGCGTTAACGATCGTGCGGAATGTCTCAAACTTGTTGTACGCGTAAATGATGCCAACAACAAGAGCTGCGACACCTGCCGCTATTGCCGTAAACGGGTTGAGCGCCATAGCAAAGTTAACTGCCAAGATCGCTACCGATATTGCGGTGATTGCGCCGGCAATAGCCAAAAATGCTTGTGGGTTATTTTGTGCCCAATCAGCAAACTTTTGCAAGATCGGCAACACTGCAACGACTACTGGCAACAACGCTGCTCCGATTGACTCTTTAGTTTCGTCTAAAGAGTTTTTGAGTATCTTAAATTTGCCTGCAGCGGTATTGGCTGCGGTTGCAGCTGCACCGCCAAACGTGCCGCCAAGTACTTGCATAACCTCGTCAAGTGACGCGCCATCTTTAATCATCATTTTTATCTCTGGT